TGATGGAAAAGTTCTTACCCATGTAGGTAAAGGATGGAATCCTGTCCAAAACAAAGACGCCTTCGAATTCTTTGATGATTTTGTATCAAAAGGCGATATGATCATGGATACTGCTGGTTCTTTGAAAGAGGGTCAGATTGTATGGGCACTTGCTGATTTGAAGGATGGGTTTAGTCTTTTCAATGGTGATGAAGTGAATGGTTATTTGCTGTTCTCAAATCCACATATGTATGGTAAATCTATTGATATTCGTTTTGTTGCAACCCGTGTTGTTTGTAACAATACACTTACAATGGCTCTTGGCGAAAATAGTCAAGCAGGTGTTCGTGTAAATCACCGTTCACAGTTCAACCCAGAGAAGGTAAAAGAAATTCTTGGTCTTTCTCACGGGAAAATGGAAGAATTTAAAGAAGCTGCTGAGTTTCTTGGTTCACGTCAAGTTATTCAACGTGACATGGAAAAGTATTTTGGGATTGTGTTTGGTGAATCAACACAACAAAACAAGACACTTTCACGCACAGCAGAACAGGCAATGGAAGTCGTAGAGACACAACCAGGTGCTGAATTTGCTAAGGGGTCTTACTGGCAACTTCTTAATGCAGTGACCTATATGTGTGATCACAAGCTTGGTCGTTCAAATGATACTCGAATGGCAAGTTCTTGGTATGGGGCCAACCGTGATCGTAAAATTAAGGCACTGAATACGGCAATTGAAATGGCGGAAGCAGCGTAAGCTGCTTCTTAGCACAATAAATAAAAGGAAAAACATGAAACAAACTTCCATTCTTGTAAATGCAATTGTATATGCTGGCGCTTTGTTACTTTACAACACATACGGATTTACAATTCCACTCTATATTATCATTTGTTTACTGGCTTTTGGCACTTTTATGATTACTATTGCATCCGCAGCAAGCATTTATGGGTTTGTTGATGCCAAAGAAAATTTGAAAGAATTAGAGTCAGAGGGAAAATTACTAAATAATACCAAATTAATGACATTCATGTTACATGTTATTCAAGCAATGGCCATATATACAATATATGTGGCAGGTTTTATGTTCACATCAGGAATTTTTTCTGCAACACTTGCGGTATCTTTTGTGGGTAATATTCTAAATTCGATAAAAAAGGAAAGAACTGAATGAAATTCATAGCAAGATATTGGACTGATAATAAAAAATATCATGACAGGATCATTTTAGCAAGCAACGAAAAAGAAGCTGAACGTGCTGCAAAATCAACAAAAACATATTATTTGAAATTGGAGATAATTGATGACACCAGTTCTGTACATCCTAATGAGAAATGATCTTGCCAGCATGAATTGCGGTAAGGCTATTGCACAAGGTTCTCATGCATCTAATGCATTTGTTCATCATTACAATGAAGTCATGGGTTATGTTTCTACAGACCTAGGTAATGAAAAAATTGAAGAATTAAACAAATCTTTTCACAAATGGTGTAATTCTACAACACAGGGATTTGGTACTGTTCTTGTCCTAGAAGGAAACTTCAACAACATCAAAAAAACTATTGACACCATGAATAGATTGGGATATATTAGCCGAACAGTTTTTGATCCAACATACCCAATCATTGATGGATCAGTTCTACACCAAATTCCACTAGAAACTTGTGGATATGTCTTTGTTGAAAATAAAGAAGAAGATACTACTGCGAAATCGCTACTAAGCGAATATAACCTACATCACTGAAAAAGGAGACTATATAATGAATGACGAAAATAACACACAAGATGCATACAAAGTAACTGCCGAAGAACTACGCCAGTTTATTGAACGCTATGAACGCCTAGATGCTGAGAAAAAAGATATCGCAGATGCGCAAAAAGAAGTAATGGCAGAAGCTAAAAGTCGTGGATATGATACCAAAGTTCTACGCAAAGTCATTTCCCTTCGTAAGCGTCATCGTGACGATATTGCAGAAGAAGAAGCTGTTACACAGATGTACATGGAAGCATTGGGAATGCAATGACAATATTCAATCTAGACTTTAAACAAGAGGTATCCGTACTTCTTGATGTCAATGGGGTTGAAATTTTCGTGGGTGATGATGAGTCACCCACGAAAAAACTATCACTTGATACTCTTATCGTAGAATTTTTGGAATCGAGATGGATTAGTCAAAACGGACTGACTGACATAGAAGATGTGATGGTTGTTCGAGATGCAATTCAAAGAAGCCTTGATACATTAAATGCAGCATTGGAAAATGCGATATAATGGGTAAAAGAAGCAACTTTGTGAGGCGTGAAAGAGACTTTTATAGCACTCCCATAGAAGCAGTGAAACCCTTGATACCACACCTGCCAAGTGTTTTTGTGTATGCAGAACCTTGTGCAGGTGATGGTAAACTAGCAAAAAATATTGAAATTCTTTCTAATTCAAATGCAACACCTTCAATACTTTCAGATATAGAACCACAAGACCCTAGTTTTGTTACTACAGATGCTCTAGATTTAATAGTACCACAAAGCACAGAATTGATACTTACAAATCCCCCATGGGATAGAAAAATACTTCATCCTATGATAGAACATTTCACCAATCAAAGACCAACATGGTTATTGTTTGATGCTGACTGGATGCACACAAAACAATCAGCGGAATACATGAAATATTGTCATAAAGTAGTCTCTGTCGGAAGAATAAAGTGGATTGAAGGTAGCAAATCTTCTGGTAAAGACAATTGTGCATGGTATCTTTTTGACAAAGAAAAAAAAGACACTATTTTTGTAGGAAGGTATTGACTTTTTGCATTGTGCATGATAGCATGTTCTATAAAAGGAGATAGTTATGACTACTAGAATTATTGGAGACACCCATGGTAAATGGTATGACTACCAGCTAATTACAAATCCTAATATTGGCAATGTTGAATCCAGCATCCAAGTTGGCGATTTTGGCATTGGTTTTTCTGGTGAGTATTGGCATGGCCGTGTAAATGATTTTCATACAGAAAACCCAAATCATCGTTTTATTCGTGGCAATCATGATAATCCAGAAATGTGCAAAACCGAAATGGTTGGCTACATACCTGATGGAACTATCGAAAATGATGTAATGTTTATTGGTGGTGCTTGGTCTATTGATCAAGAATGGCGTGTAAAAGATCAGGATTGGTGGGAAGATGAAGAATTATCCTATGAAGAATTGGATAGGTTGATCAATGTATATGAAGTTATGAAACCTAGAATTATGATTACTCATGATTGTCCTACTATTGCTGCTTATGAAATGTTTGTAAAACATGGAAAAACTCTAGCAGGAACTAATCAATTCAAAACAAGAACAGCAGAAGCATTTCAAGCTATGTTTGAAATTCACCAACCAGAATTTCATTTTTTTGGTCACTGGCACCAAACAAAAAAAGAAATCATTAATGGTACTACATTTCACTGTTTGGGTGAATGTGATTTTATTGATTTTGATCTTAATAAAGGAGAGTATGTATAATGGATAACTTTGATGTATGGTTTGAGGAAAGAAAAGATAGGTTTCTTGAAGAAATGAAAGATTCTGATACTATCAAGAGATACATGAAAGCGGCATACTTTCTAGGTTTAGATGATGGGCAGGAATACACTTATCGTGATATTAAAGCAGTTATGGCAGCAATCAAACGTTCTATTGAAATTCCTGTAAATGAAGAACGTATGGAAGAACTTTGGAATGCTTATATGAATGACCCTGATCCTAATGGGAATATCAATGTAGGTATGACAAAAAATCCACTTAATGTTGTAATGTCTGGTACGGGTGGTAAAAGTACATGTTGGGCAGCTAACCAAAAAGCACCTCTTAACAGAGAACAACAAATAGCATTAATGACTGGTGCTAAAGAAAGACACGAAAAACACATGAAAAGAATTGAAGACATGTTAATGGAGAATAAAGATGACAATGATTGATAATTTGAAATCGAAATCAATGGAACTAAGAAAAAACAAAAGTGGACTTGCAAGCTTTTCTACTTTTGTTCTAAGCGAAATTGTTAATATCGGTAAGAATAACGGTAATAGGGCTACTACTGATAATGAAGCTATTTCAGCTATCAAAAAGATGATTGAACGCAATAAGAGCAACATAGCAATCGCAAAAGATGATTTTACTATTTTGCAAATGTCAGTAGAGATTGATTGGTTGCAGTCATTTCTACCAGAAATGGCAACACAAGACCAAGTTAGAGCACACATTTTTATGCTTGAAGAGAAAGAAGGTCTCGACATTTCCAATAAAGGTGCAGTCATGAAAGCAGTTAAAGCTGAGTTTGGTGCTCTTGTTGACATGAAAATGGTAAGCCAAATGCTCTAAACCACTTTATGTGATTTTTATACTTGCAACCATCTACTGGCTATGCTACAAAATATCTGTAGACAGTCAGTAGATGGAGAATCACTCATGTATTTTGCAACTAACATTGAAGAAATTCAGAACGCAATGGATGCCAAGGCACCTCGCCCTATTCGTGAAGTTATCCTTGATTATTACCCTGATTGTACGATTGACCGCAACAATCGGGCACATGCCCCTTATGAAGGTTATGTGTGTGAATTTACTGGCAAGAGTTTTCGTGCTGGTGAATATCTTCCTTTTGAGCCTAATGAAGATGATGTATGGCTTGGAAAGACAGGTTCCAAACCACGTCTATTGTGGGTGTTTAGTGAAGGTGAAATTTATTCATTTGAAGGTACAAAAACGCAAATTAAAGCTGGTGCTGAAATTGCAAAAACACAAACAGCAGAGTTTGATAAAAATTCAAATCACGTAGGTGAATTGAAAAAACGTGCCGAATTCAATCTTCGCCTTATGACAGTTTTCGTAAATAATGAAGGTATGTACGGGCCTGAATTTACTCACATGTTCCGTGATGAAAATAACAACTCTGTTGTATATAAGGGAACAAAAAAGATTGAATGCAAATATGGTGATACCGTCACCATGGTTGCTACTGTAAAAAGTCACTGGACTTCTAAGAATGATGGTCGGAAAGCAACCTATGTCAATCGGCCAAAAATTGTATGAATAAAAAAGGGGGGCTAAAAGCCCCCCTTAGTGCGTCTGGTAAACCCAGCTTCTTATTACATAAGGTTATTAACAATAACTCTTCTGTAGTATACGTTTGTGTTTGGTGTAAGTGCACCAGCAAGAGCGTCACCACCACCTGCAAATGGGTTCGCAACCATGCCGTAGCGGGTTTTGAAGCCAATTTTTGGCTGGAAGCTGTTCTCACCAACCGCACGAACCATCTGTAGTGGAACGTATGGGCAGTAGAATAGACCTGCGTCAAATGCGCTGGAACCTTTATATCCAACAACTAGGTAGTTAGCACCTGCATATGGGTCAATGTAAACACGGAAACGACCGTTTAGAACACCTGCGAAAGTGTTGCCTGTGTCATCTACGTTTAGTGCATTGCTGTTTAGTGCAGGTGTGTAGTCAAGAACGCCAGCCATTTGTAGTGCGGATGCAACATCTGAGGAACAGATGATGATGTTACCCTTACCACGTCTGGTTGCTTTTGCGATAGCGTTTGCTTCACGCTCAATTTGGAACATAAGTCCTTTGAACTTTTCAACACTCCAACGACCGTTTGCATCTACGTCAAGGTCAAAGACACCTGCGTTTGCAACACCTTCCGCAGCACCAGGAAAAGCGTTACTGTAGATTGTGCGAATGACTTCACGGTTGATTTCAACAAGAATTTCACTGGACAAGATGTTGGAAAGTTCTGTTTCCGCATCTAGACCATGAACAGCGCGTAGGTCTTGCGCAAGTTCAGTTGTGTATTCTGCTTTTAGCGCACGGCTCTTTGCTTCTACAGCAACTTTCTCAATTGAGAATGCCATTTCTGCAAATTCATTAGCAGGTGCACCACCACCAAGACCTTCGGCAGTCGCAGTTTCCATGCCTGTACCTGTAGAGAATAGTGAAGTATTCGCAACATCACCAGCAAAACCAGTTGCAGCAGTCTGTGTACCTGTACCAGAGAATGGTGTTGCAGCTTCGTTGTAGAAAGCCTCTGCACCGCCCTGTGTAGCATACTTAGAACGCATTGCGAAGATCAAGCCTGTTGGACCTGTCATTGGCTGTACGCCTGCAATGTCATATGCAATTAGGTTTGGCATGGAACGGCGAACCAAGCTGATTAGAACAGGGTCATAACCTGCAACAGGACCAGCAGGAGTTGCATCACCACCATAACCACCAGTACCAGCAGCGTTTACAGGTGTTTCCATTAGAAGGGAAGAAGGAGACATTGTAGTGCCTTCTCTAAGAGCCTTCTCGGTGTTCTCAAGAATTGTCGCAGTGACGGACTTCTTCTGAGCACTTTCAATAGGAGCAAATGAATTGTGCTCCAAAAGTGGACCCCACTTTTTAATTAGATCAGTATTTGATAGAGTCATTTTTGTCTCTCCTTATTTTATTGTTGTTTTTCATTATAATTATTTATAAAAGTTGATTTTTCTCTTATTGCTTGTTTTTTGCGTCCAAAGCAGCAACTATATAGTTTATTGAATCATACTCAGAAACACGCTTTTTCTCTGTGCTTTCTGTGATAATTTCATCTTGCTCTTCGGTAATATCCTCAGTAATAACAGATTTCGGCTTGAAGAAAGATTCCTTCAATGTACCAAGATCAGTTTTGAATGATTCAATATCACTATTGTCTAGCTTCTCGGAAAGAACTCTCATTCTTTCTTTTTGTGATGTTGCCAAACCTTCACAGATTTCATCAAAAGCTTTTTCTGCTCTTAAAGCACTTACCTGTTCAGCAAGTTCAATATTCTTATTGATAACCTTGTTTACTTTATCATTTGATTCTGAAAGCTCTTTTTCTAGCTCAGAAACAACATCTACTGTTTCTTCACTAATTTCAACGTTATGCTCACTGAATAGTTCTTTCAGGTTTTCCATGAAAGATTCTGCCATTTGAACTTTTACGCCACTTTCGATAGCAATAGCATTTTCTTCCATCCATTCAGAAACAATATAGTCAAGGTATGAATCAAGATTTTCAACAATTTGGTCCATTGATTCATTTACTGATTCAACAAGCTTTGTTTCAAATTCTTCTTCTAGGCTTGATGTGATTTCGAGTGCTTTTTCAGATGCAGCTTCATTCACAGCAGCCTCAAAAACAAGACCCGCTCTCTGCTTGAAATCATCAGAAAGATTAGTACCTTCAAACAAAGAAGCGAATGACTCTTTAACGTCAACCATTTCTTCTTCATCATCTTCCATTTCTTCTTCGTCTTCCATGTCGTCTGATTCTTTTACGGTATCAGCCTTTTGGTCAACTTTTTTCTTTACGTCTGCTGGGCGGTTCTTAATGTCTCCACCTGTGCCTTTTACAGAGTCAGCAACATCATAGATGCTTTCATCATCTGCAATGTCGGTAACTGCTTTTAAATCTTTTGCATTTGCCATGTTTGATCTCCTTTTATTGGATTCTGTTTCATAATATTATTTATAATATTTATTTTTTCTCTTACTTCAAGCCTTTGATAAACGACTCAAATACACTCAAAGCTTTTAATTCGTCTATTTTTCTTGTAGTCTTTTTGTATTCTTTTTTAATTTCTTTAACTGCTTCTTCGATTTTCTCAGCAACTTTCCAGTTAGCAGAAGCAATGTCATAGTAGTATTCAGTGTTTTCCATGATACCGTTTACAAAGCAACTTGGACCTGATGGGTCAGTAACAATATCTACAGTAGCTAGGTGGAAATCGTTTTGAACTTCCATAATACCATCTTTAGCTGGTTTTACAGAACCAAGACCACGTGTTGAAACACCAACTTTTACGCCTTCATCAATAAATGTTTTCACAATTTCACCCATAGGTGTTGACAAAATCTTTGCTTTGCCATAAAAGTTTGGACCATCACGGCGCATTTCAGTGATCAAGTGAGACACACGATCACCGTTAATTTGTGGGCCATTAGGATGGCCTAGTTCACCAAGTGCTCTTTTTGTTTGTATGAAGTCGTTACCATAACGCTGCATTTCTTTCTCAAGAATTTCGGAAGGATATATTCTACCATTACGGTTCTTAATATCACCTTGCATGAATATGCCTTCAATGAAGTAATTCTTCTTGCCTTGCTCGTTAGACTCTGTTACAACTTCGCAGTCATTATCAAATATTTCTGTAATAAGTTTCATATTTGTATTCCTTTTTTGTTTTTATTTATGTGTTTAGATTTTTTGATATAAAAAACATCAGGACTTATATGCAATGGGCGTTCCAGTTAGAACATCATCAGAACCCGCAACTATGAGGTCTGTAGATTTTTTCTCTACTATCTCAGAATACCCCTCAGAAATAACAAACGACCCTATAACAGTATTGGCAACAGGATCAGAAATTTGAACTTCTGTATTTGCAACAGCATGTAGCCTTACTAAAACAGAATCGTTTACCGTATCACCACTTGTTGTTATCGCAACATATTCGCCTAAAACTTTGATAATCATATTACATAGCCTCTCTTGCAAAATTCAAGATTTCATCGAAACCTTTTTTATTTTTAAGCATTGTTTCTTCCATTTTCTTCTTGTTCACTGGTGAAAGTTGATCAAAAAGATCATTCAATGCTTCTGCATCATCTTTGGAAACATTAGCACGGGTCCCGTCATTAAGCTTGACATTCCCTGCTTTAACTGCTTCTTCAAGATCAACAGATTCATTTATTTTTTTCAAATCAAAATTGCTTCCTGCAATACCAGAAGCATCTTTCTTTGCGACACCCATTTTAGTTAAAGCTTTGTCGATAGCTTCTGATGTGTTACGGGCAGTGACTTCAACACTATCGCCTTTTTTAACACTGACACCACCAGCACCGAATGATTTTCTTACAGAAACCAGCCATTTAGGTTGTGCTGCTTCATCAAGGTCAACAGACTCTTTAGCGATTGCTTTAGTTATTGTTTTACGACGATTGTGTAGATATTTATCTTGATCATCAACTTCACCATCGTTGTCGATATCTTTGTCTGAACGGTCTTTAAAATCTTTTTTCAAAGCATTTGGGTTAACTTTGTCTAGATTTTTTTCATATATTGTAGTTTCAAGAGACTCTTCCATTGCCTTTTTATTTGCAGTAGCGTACATGACTGATTTCCAGCTATCACCATAACGCTTTTTAAGATCATCTTGGTTCTTTTTCATGCCCATAACAATCTCTTCACGGCGTTTCATCTGAGCATCTGTCATTTTTTCATCAGCTTCACGGTAGTAACCAGATTGGTTCTCATAATCCATGTCAGTTGACTTAGACGCCATACGTCTTTTGCCTTCCATGTAAGAATGCAAGCCTTGAATCATTGTGTGGGATGCTGTTAATTTATTTTGAAACCATTCTTCTGGATCAATACCGCTTCCTATAAATTCAGCGATTTCTTCACAAGCATATTTAATAAACTCTAACTGGCCCATCATCATTTCAACTTCATCAGAAGATTCATAGACTTCCATGTCTTCATGTTCGTCATAATCAGCCAATCTTTTTGCTTTTTTGGTATCATTAGCGGTATGCTGTGTTTCTTCGGACTCAGGGTGATCTATAAATTCGACTTCATGCTTTGCCTTGAAATCAATTTCATCTTCTGGTTTTGGTTGTGCAACCTCAGATATTAACTGCTTGTAGGTTTTCATTTTTTCATTCCTCTTTGAATTAGTTTGAATCTGTTTTTATTTATAATAATTGATTCATTAGCCGTCATCATCATCACCCATTCCATCGTCATATGCACCAGATGCTTTTTCTTTTGCTATTTCTTGTTCTATTTCTTTAATGTCACTATCATTCATAAACAAAACGTTTTTTTGAACCCAAGCTTTTGAATAATAATTACCAACATGTTCTTCAACTTCTCGCAAAGTACCTAGTTTTTCTTTCAATATCTCTGCTTGCTTCAATTCTTCAAAGAAATTGTCTTGCATAAAGTCATAGCGAACATAGTCTTGAATATATTTCCACTCGCCAGGAGTAATGACGCCTTTAAGGACTAGCTGTCTTTCCAAGCATCTATCAAAAAGGATTGAAAAACGTGTTCTTACGCGCTTGACAAATTTACCAAATCTTAGTTCTTCACGGGTTATTTCCGAAGTTCTACCAAAACTATACATTGTTTCAGGTTGCAATCTACCAATAGGAACATTCAGCGCTTTAAAAAGCTTGCTTTGGAAATATGTTAATTGTTCATTATCACCCAAAGTTCCTGCTGATGGTAGAGTTTCTATTTCAGTAGCTCTGTTACCTTCACGTCTTGGGAACCAATAATCTTCTGTCATTGTCATCATTTTACGGTCATCACGCATTTCACCAGTTGCTGGATCATAGACAACCTTATTCTTATGTCTAGCCATCATATCATGCAGATACTGTTCAGCCTTAACTTTTGGCAAGTTACCAACGTCAATATAGAAAACACGGCGTTCTGGTGCTCTTGTAAGAGTATAGATAACAGTAGCGTCTTCTAGCATTCTAAGTTGGTTTAACGGCTTTATAGATTTGTGTAGGTGAGAAAGAACAACAGAATTTGTTTCATTCAAAATACCAGAAGTAACTCTAACGATAGTATCTTTAGCTATTCTTACACCGCCGATACTTTCATTGCTTGCAGATGATTGACGTGAAGTGCCGAAACCAGTATCAGAATACATGTAATATTCATTCTTGACTTTTTTCTGGTGAACACTTGAAGTTTGGTCTCTGATAGGTTGACTTTCAATTTCTCTTATCAATCTTATTTTTCTAGGGTCCAAATATCTCAGTTCTTTGATACCCTCTTTAAGATTTTTTTCATCTATTATTACGTGATAATTTAGTCTACCATCAACATAAAATTTACTAAAAATGTCATATGCGTTATTAGAAAAGTCAAGCAATCTCAAAATATTGTCAAATTCTTCTTTAATACGTTCTTTCATTTTATCTGATAGATTTTCAGCATCATCTAGAATTATTTCAACAACTCTTTCATCATATTCTATGCTTATCGCCTCATTGACGATTTCATCAACCGCTTGCTGTATCTCTGGACTTAGCATCATTTGGCGATAGCGAGTAACAAGTTCTGCTTCTGTTTTTGCAGAACCCTCCAAATCCAATAGTAAACCGTAGGAACCACCCAAAGCAGTTCCTACGTTAACGGCACCGTCATCGTTGATAGGCTCTGCGAAAGATACAAGTTTGCTATCGTCTTCTTCCTCAGTCCTTTTTATTTCAAATCCAAATAACTTCAATTCATATCATCCTTTATATTTCAAATTAAGTAGTAGAGCCGCCAGTGACTCCGCCATCTACAACCCACAAGTCATACTGGAATGTAACACCAAATTCTTCGATAGTATCTTGTGTTTCCCAGTTCATTTCTATTGCGTCAATAGTAAGTGGGTATATGCCTTGGAACGTATATTGTCTAAGGACTGAACCATCTTTACCATACTGTATAATCTGGGCATCAGACTTATAGTCTTGTGGTAGTGCTCTTGTATTAGACGCATGTGAGTTAATTGCATTAGACCATGTTTCCATAGCATTTTTTACTGCAAAGTCTTCGTCATTTATTACAGTTACTGTCCAATCTTCAAAAGTTCTATCACCTGCATATTTGACTTGTCTGCCAAAGTACGGTACTGTGAACGAACCAAGGTTGGAAGCGGGCAAGCCCGCCGCCTTAACCATGAATGGGACCTTAAAATCCGCAATTGGTAGTATTGGATTTGTTATTCTCACTTCAAATAGGGACGGTCTAGCACCGCCACCTACTAATTGTGATTTAAATTCGTTGATATTGAAGGCCATGTTTAAATTCTCCTTTTGCTTTTATTTATACAGTTTGACCAATAATTTCATCGAATTCTACACCAGTTCTTGTTGCAACAAATGTCAACTCAATAAAGTTGATTGATCTTGCAGGCTTGATGTAGATATTTCCTCTGAACATATTTCTGTCAATTACGTCAGGAGTGTTGACCCTTGAATCACTCACAACACGGAAGTCGATAATTCCTCTTCTTCCTTGAATGTCTCTAAGTAGAGGTTCAACCAAGTTTTTGAACTGTGACTGAGTAAATTCATCATTGAACTCAAACAAGAATTGCTGCGAAGTTGTGGCAATTGCTTTTTCAACAACAATGAACAATCTGCGAACATTCAATCTTGTGAATGCGCTACCTGTATAGGTTCCTAGACCTGTCTTGTCACCGAATAGCAATGTACCTTGACCTGCTTTAGTCATAACAGGGTTGATATCTTTTCCGTAAAGAACATCTCTTTGCTCTTTGTTTGGATTGAAAGCTAGTTTGATAACATTCTTAATGATACCTCTATTATAACCTGCTGCGGATTCCCATGGGGTTACTCTTGCCCATAGGCCAGCCATATCACCGTTTAGTGGGACCCAACGATACACGTCATTATACTTATCGTAACGATACTTGTAACCTGAATCCAAGAACCAGTAGGATGAACTCTGCAATTCATCTCTGAAATCTATGACATTATTTAATTTATCATTTGGATTAGAAGGTGTAACAACATCTGCTAATGAAGGAGATATAAACAATACACAATCTTTTCTTCTTTCACATATGTTTCCGATAATATAGTTTGCCAGACCTGAATCATTAGCGCCAGCACGGGCTTTACCTTGAAGAATGAAAGCAATGTCAAACTCTTCTGCATTACTATATGTGTCATAACCTTTTGCTAATTCACCAAATGAAATAGTATCCTCTTCTTCACCGTCATCACCACCAACAAGGCTAATGTAAGTTGGTGCAGTTGAAGATATAAATGGATCATCAGTGGTAGTAATCCAGTTTGATGAATTGTCGATTACAGTGACATAATAGTTTGTTGAACCATCTTCAAGTTTTGATGTTGAAGTGGATGACAAGTTCTGATACACTTCCAAAATTTCATTAGTGCTTCCAGATATATCGCCATTCTTATCTGTAACAACAACGTGAAAGTTACCAGTATTTGGTGCTGCATCAACAAGGTTGAAATATCTCCAACGTCTTGTAATAGTGAAACCACTTGAAATCAATTCACTATTTTCAGCAGGCAACGTATATTTATTTTTGAAAACAAGTGTATATGTGCTTATCAAATCGTCTACTATGGTGAAGCTGTCAACAACTAGTTCTTGATAACCTTGTGCCGAACTACCTATTCTGATAATATCGTTTTCAGCAATATCTGTTTCTGAAACACCAAGACTTAAAGATGATGTGAAAGCTATTGTTGTGCCGTTGAAACTTGCTGTAACAGTATCAGCTTCTAAACCAAGATCAACAATTTCTTTCTCATATGCATCAGCAGAATTTATTATAGAAATTTCTAAGGAGTTACCCAAAGAACCTTTATATTTTGCCTCAAAAGGCGCATTTCCGTCATAAATTGAAGTATTTGCGTCTGCTTGAGCTACAGTAGCACCATCTGTAACACGGGTTACATACAATGCGTTTGAATATGCTAAGAAATCAGCGGCAGTGAAAAAT